TAATGAGTTCTGCAACGCTTGTGACTTCCACAAGTCGTTCAACCGATGTAATGCTGATTCCGCTTATATTCACCCTGTACAGTGGGAACTCAACAAGCGTATCACCGTCTGCAATGAGCCCCGTTGTATGGGCGGGGACTGCGGGATCATTTGCCGCAGGAGTGCCCTTGATTACTTCAAGTGTCATGTCCTCAACCGCTGTTCCTGCGTTTCTTGTGTAGCGGGCAACGATGAGGTCAATTCTCTGCATCCCCTGCGAACCGTTCTCAATAGTGATGGAGTCGCTTGTTCCTCTGTCGATGCAGGCTGTACAGCCTTCGGCAACTAGCATCCCGTCTGCAATCTGAACCTCATTCGCTGAGACCACGGTTGCCGCCATCTCGGAATCAACCCCCTTGAGGATCTTCGCCCCGCCGCCGAATATGGCAATGTTCGTATTCCTGTCCTGCTGTGAGGATACATGAGGTTCATCCCTGTAACCTGTGATTATTACCATGTTTATTTATCCTCTGCTTTCTTCTTGATCCGTTTCATCAGTAGTGACGGGCTCTGTTCGACCTTCACCTGTTCGGACAACTTGTACTCGGTCTTTTCAACACCTTCGCGGCATTTAACAACTTTTGTTGTGATCGGTGCCTTGACTGTGTATCCCGTGGTGTAGTCTCTGGAACCAACAATGTCACCGATTGCAACCTCCTTGACTGTATCGAGGTCAATGGAGAACTTTGACCGGTTTATGTCACGCTCAAGCTGCTCGATGCCGGACTTCATCAGTTCGTCATACGCCGCGCCTTTGTAGTCGTATATTCCAACTACCTCATCCTCGTCAAAAAGGCTCTGTGTGGTCGAAATAACGCCGTTTCTGTCAACGTACAGGTGAATGACCACCCTGTTCCTTAACTCCCCCGCTCCGAGGCAGATCAGGTGATTAATTCCCATGTAATCCAGTGTCATCTTGTAATGCGCGTTCATGTCGCTCGAATATTCGATCTCGCTGGAATAGTCCACGATCGGGACCGCATCGACCACAAGCCGCGCCTGTACCTGGTCATAAGTCAACCGGAGTCTGTACCCTACCGATGCAAGCATGCTCTTCAGCCCGTCATACAGTGTGCAGTACCGGTTGTACTGGTAAGTCACTGTAACATCCGTGGTTTCGTTTGATCCCACCATAAGATGAGGAAATGCCGCTGAAACCCTACTGCCGATGATGTCGTTCAGCTCTCCGGAATCCACCGCATAGTCTTCGCCGCTTTCCGGCTCGATGACTTTTCTGTGCATCAGACCCCGCCACGTATATCCTCCCGCCGCTACAGTGCCATACTTGCTGACAACGTCGGTCTTTTTGTAAAGACCTCCGTATTCAGTGTTTGGTATATACAGCCGCCCGCCGTCTGGGATTGATTTCCATTCGTCCTTTAAAAACGTGATCAGAAATGTGCTGTTTTTGTTGTCACCTGTCTCAAAATCATATTCCGTGTACAGTGCACTTCTCAGTTCTTCGCCATTTGCCCTGGCTACAATGATCTCATTCATGCCAGGGCTCCTTTCGGTTCAGACCTCTCGCGGAATATAGTCAGGTCAACCCCGTATGAGGAATCCCATGCTATATCCAGGTCCCAACTCGGGATCTTGCGGAATATGCTCTGAGATTTGTTCCTGAAATTGAACAGGTCCGTCTGCGTTCCATTTGCGTTGTACATCATCACCGACTTATGCCGTGAATCAATGATCACATACGCCCCCGCGGGGACCGTGGCATACAACACATGTGGATAGCCATTGACCACAACACGCGGATTGACTGCCTGTCCATAGATGACCATCTGAAATTCACTATCGAAAGGGAAACTGGATTTGATGATCCTTTTTCCCATGACCGGAGCAGTGTAATCGTATGGATAGTCATACGGATAGTCCAGGAATCCGCTCGCTTGTACAACAGATGCCGGAAGAGTGATCTTCTGTTCCTGTATCCAATAAGGATAAGGAGCATAGATCTGAATCGTGTCAGTAGTGCAGCCGTCTTTGTATCTCGCGTTCACTGAGTTCACGAAACATTCAATGTACTGCCCCTCAACAACGATCCTGCCGGTCTGATTCTTCCTCATGTCTCCTTCGAAATCATCATGCAGTTTGTCGACCAGTTTTTCCTGTTCTTCCTTTGTGCCAAATAACAGCAGGTCGGATTTGTACTGCGCCGCAGATCTGGTAAAGCCTGATACCCTCACGCCCTGTTCCAGTTCCGTTCCCTTAACCTTCCATGACCATGATCGGTATGGCAATTTCTTATGCACTATTCCGTCTTTGCTGTGGAGCTGGTACTTATTCCCAGCGGATGAAATATATGTCACTGGTATCATGCCATCACCACTCCCTTATCTCTGAGGACCCTGCCGAGCTCACGGCCATCCAAGTTAATAACGAATCCGCCCTCACGCATCATCATGTTAAAAGCTGTATAGACTGCTTCTGTCAGTGCATCGTTATTGGCTCTGATGTACTCGGTCATAATCGTGCCGAAATCCTGTGAAAATGCCCCTTCAGAGCTGTTTTCTGTTGCTACGCTCAGAACTGGTGCATCAAGGTCTTCAAACGGCTTAAACACGCTCTTGGACAGTTTTTCTGCCGATTCAATGGCATCCACTGCCGCGTCATCAATACCGAGTGCAAGGCCTTTCGGGATCATCTGGCCTATCTCATATCGGAACACTTTTGAAGGAGATGCAATCCCCAGCAGATCCTCGGCCGCGTCTTTGGCCTTTTGTGCCACATCCATTGCGGCGTCCTTGATCCATCTGACTCCGTCTTTCAAGCCCTGTATAATGCCGTCAATGATGTTCGAGCCGAGAGAATACCAGTCCACATCGTTGAACCATTCCCATGCTTTATTCGCGATATTGAGCACTTCCTGGGGGACCAGTGTTGCCACGCCGATGATCGCTGACTTGATGAAATTGATCGCCTGCGTTCCTGCGTGTGCCCAATCAATGCCTTTGAACCACTCGATTGCCTTGTTTCCGATGTCCTTGAGCGCCTGAGGCAGATTGGTGGAAAGCTGATCTATTCCGTTCTTGATAAACTCAATTACATTCTTGCCGAGGTTTATCCAGTTCAGCGCCTGCCATACTGCTATGATCGCCTCGAAGATCTTCGGAATATTGGCGATCAGTGTGGGGATCGCGTTAATGATTCCCTGCCCGACCATTACCAACAGTTGCACGCCGCCCATCAGGAGTTTTGGCGCGTTCTCGTTGATTGCGTTCGCGAAATTGATAATTATCTGCGGTGCCTGCTCGATCAGCAGAGGAAGTGAGTTCATAATCCCCTGTACAAGGTTGAGAATGAACTCGATCCCTAGATCGACCAGGTGCCCGACATTTTCCTTAAAGCTTTCGGAAAAGTCTTCAATTAATGGCAGTGCCATCTCAAGGAATTGCGGGATGCCTTCGGTCAGTCCTTCGCCGAGGCTTTGGATCATGGACGCGCCTGCTTCTAACAGCTTCGGCACATTCTCGGTAAATGCATCGGCTATGTACTCCACCATAGCCAGTGCTGCTTCGCCAAGATCCGGGCCAAGGTCTTTGAAAATCTCCGGAATCTTATTCATGATGATCGGAGCAAGCCTTCCAATCATCACACCCATTCCTGACAATGCTCTACCAACAACCGGAACAATGTTGTCGATCGCCTGTGTAGATGTATCCACAAGGTTAGTGATCAGATCGCCAAAATTGGCATCAGGATTTGCAATGCCTGCCACAAAGTTTTCCCATGCGGCCTTTGCGGCATTAACAGACCCCTCAATGGTTGTTGATGCTTCTCTTGCCGTCGTTCCTGCGATTCCCTGCTTCTGCTGGACCAGGTCGATCGCAGTTACTATGTCCGCGAAACTGTCTATCGACAGATCGCCAGCCATTCCAAGGGTTTTGCCGTACTCGTTCGCGTCCTCGATAAGACGCTCCATCTCCGACTTTGTGCCACCATACCCTAATTTGAGGTTGTCGAGCATGGTGTAATTCTGCTTTGCGAAGCCCTGAAACGCAGTCTGCACAGAACCAATGTCCGTGCCAAAGGTATTGACGTTATCAGAAATGGCCCGCATCGCGGTATCAGCTCTTTCCGCGGCCTTTACTGTATCGCCTCCAAGAGAATTGATCAGCGCTGCCGAGAAACTGGATACCTGTTCCATGTACGCATTCGCAGATATTCCTGCTGTTTCAAATGCCTTTGCCGCATTTTCACCAATAATGGCTTCGGCATCTAGCAACTGCGCATATTTATCTCTGACTGCGTCAATGCTTTCCCCTTGCTGTTTCGCATATTCTTCCAAACTAAGGCCGGCAGTGCCGAAGAGTTTGGATATTCCTCCGGATAACTGTTCATACTGTGCATAGCCGCCGACAGCTTCAGCAGTGAAGTCTTTGACTGCTCCGGCAAGTTTTTTCAGTCCGTCCCAGGCCGCAGAAATCCCTCGTCCGACCAGGTCTGCTTTCAATACGTCCGCGAACACACTGGCCTTTTCCTTGGATTCTTCTGTATTCCTATCGAATTCGCTTGTGTCTAACGTTAGCTTTGCCACAAGCTTAAACATCTCACTCATGCTCTATATCCTTTGCAAATGTGAGCCCGGCCTTCCTCATCGTGTCCTTCACGATCTGTCCGGCAGTCCTCGTATCTTCTTTCTTGAAATAATCTGCATACCGCTGAGTGATCTTGGCTCCGCCGAAACCATGCTGAATGTTGTTGTTCATCACCATCAGCACATCCGCGATGTAGGACTGGAATCGCCTCTGTTCCTGTTTCTTACGTAAAAGGGATATGCAGTAATCGACTACATACCCCTTTCCCATCAGGTCTACCATCTCTGGATTGATCCCGGTTATTTCCCACTCTTCTGCGCCAAACTCACCAACGAAATAAAAAAACGGATCACGCCCTCGCTTTCCATGAGCTGTGACAGCGCATCGAGGTATTCATCCATGGGATGGTCCTCAGCTTCTTCAGCCGGGATGAAACAGGCAAGCGCAAGCACTCCCATTGTTTCCTCCGGATGCTTGTCCAGTGCAGAATCGAGCATGTCGCTCAGATTCTTCATGGACTGTTCCCTGAGCAGTGCTTTCTTTTCTTCAGCCGTTGCCCCTTCGGGAATCTGCGGAAGTCTCTTCCGGATCTGCGGAAGCTCTGTGATGTCCATCCACTTCTGTACGTAGTGCCGGATCTTGTTGGTCTGCCTCAGGAATTCGCTCGGTTTGCAATTCGCCAGATTTTTCGTCATATTGGTATCTCCTTATTCTGTACCCTTTTTGATATAGACCTCAAAAGGCGGGGTCTGATCTTCGTCTGTGATGTCATAGTGACCGTGATATTCAAACGTGGACTGTCCTTTTGCATTCTTGCCGGTCTGCAGCTGGAATCCTGTCCTGTTGAGCGAATTCATGATGTGGATCGCTACGAATCCCGCAGTCGATCCTGTGTTTACATCGGAATAGTCAACGATAAACCACAGATCCTTGAAGTCCTCTTCTACCAGCACAGCCCTCGGGGAGATCTTCGTAACTCCCGCTGCGCTTGCTGTCCCCACATCCGCTCCGCCGATCAGCTCCGCGATCGTTGCCGCGTCCAGTGTGAGCTGTGTGCCACTGATGACAGGGTCATATGCAGTGATGCGGAGCATCTGCTTTGTGTTTGCCGGGACGTTATCCACATCTTCGCCGAAATCCGTATACGTGGGATTCTCAGCGAATGTCAGGCCGCCCGTTGTAGCCGCGATGATGTCAGTCACCACACCTGTATCCGGGACAAACGTCCTGCAGATGATGCCTGCGTTAAGCGTTAATTTTTCGAACGCATCAGAGGCAACCTTTGTGTATTTCATGCCCATTTTTATATCTCCTCTTAAACTGATAAGAATTCCACTTCCACATTGAGCAGTATCCGCTTGATGGTTGGATCATCAGGGTCTGCGCCTATCGGCATCGCGAACGACATCGAATCGGGGATCTTGATCCACAACTGCCCGCCGTCCACATTGATCTTGACGCCGCCCTGTCCGATATAGTCCTTTATCTCTGTGGCTTTTTGCTTTATCTTTGACCAGTTGACCGAATACGGATCTGAATCCTTGTCCCACAGATGCGCTACAAAGAAAGCGACCCTGCCAAAATCGCCATCCCCTGATTCGTAAGTGATATGTGGGAATGCCGGCATGTATCCTTCCGGGAATGCGGTCTGCTCATCATATGCGGGCCAATCAAATGAGCCCCAGAATGTCTGAAGTGCCTGCCAGTTATCCATCTGATCCTCCTTTAGGGGCTTTCCACACCTTCGCCTTAACAGCGCGAGAATTAAGGTCCGCGCTCTTAGGCGTCATGTAGTCGTTCCCGTTCGTAGTGATCATAAATGTCATTCCGTCCTTATCGCGCCTGATAACATCACCAGATTGCAGAACCACGGACTTGCGCGTTGTTATCGTGCATGTGTCCGTTGCTCCCTGCACATTCGCGATCCTTCCCTGTGTTGACATGTCGAAAGCAAATGCCGCTTTGATCTCAGCCCCGGCCACATATGTTGTCACCACTCCGCCGTAGCCGTCCGGCTGAGTAGTTTTGTCCATGATGTGGCAGTCTTCCATTGCCTGATCCAGCAGTGATCCTAATACGGACATATCTTCCTCCATCTCTTCAACTGACTTGCAAATTCATCCTTCCATGTGTACGTCCCACCGTCTTTAGCCGTGGCCTTCGTGTACGAATACCCAGCGAATGATTCGGACGTATTCGGTCCTGCGGTGCCATGCTGCTCAGTCCATTTGTCGATCTCTTCGCTCAGTGCTACGACTTCCGGAGGGATCGCAAGAAGCCACACCGCGCCTTCCCATTCCTCATCCATGAGATCCTGGCATGGGTAAATGTAAACGCCATCGTTAAACACTGATCCGCAGATGCGGAAATACTGTCCTGTCTGAATTGGAATCCCATCAAAAATCGGCGAACCGTCCACGACCTGAAACGTTCCGAAGTGACGGGATTTGTCAAAATAGTTTCTGATTTCGTGAAGCAGTTCGCCGATCATGTTTCACTCCTTACTGTGCCGCGTATGTGTACTTGATCGTAACCGTGCCTGCCGGAGTCGATGCAAGTCTTACGCCGTCTTTCTCGATCGTGTAGTCAGTGATCGCGGTGCTGCCGTCCTTAAGCTCCTGAACACTGATAAGCGGAGAATGAGCAGTCTTAAACAGCTTCGCGTCACCTACTGTGGCCGTGATCGTCTCTGCGCTTGTGACCTTTGTCGCAGTGCCGACATAAACAACTGCGATGCCGTCGAGGAACTCCGCCCAGAGAGCCATTCCCATAAGCGCGAAGGACTCGCCAACCGCGGTGGAATAGTTGCCATTTGCATGGAATCCGATCAGGTTGGTCTCTCCGTCTGTCACATAGTTCAGGCCGAGCTGCGCAAACTCGGAATCGCCGGGATCGATGTAGTAAAGGTCGATATTCTCGATGGGCGTTGCGATCACCGTTCCTTCTGCGATCTGAGGCGCGGAAAGAAGGAACAGTGTCCTGTAACCAAGGAAATTCTCGACATAGCTGATGCCGAATGCAGTCTGGATCGTGACGCTTGCCCCGCCGATGTACTTGTACGCGTCGAGGATGTTGGCAAAACCAACGACCTCGGTCACATCCCTGTGCATCTTCTGGAACTTATCCAGAACTCTGCCCTTGGCCATGGCCAGTGCCATCTGCCAAGTGGTTTCTGCGCTGAGAAGCGATCCGGTGTTGAGGAATGTATAGAATCTGTCCATGACATCCACCTGCAGCTCATGCAGGAATGCCGCGTCAGACTTCTGTACCGCAACCGCGGCGCCGTACTTGACAACATCCTCGATCGGGACGGCCTTGGCATATTTTTCGATATTCAGGTCTCCCTCAGCGACCTTGGTGATGGTTGACTTGGAATAAGGGATCACCTCGCCGGGTCCTACATTGCCGTCTTCAAGATCCACAGAAGCGGTATAAGACACCAGCTTCGTGCCGGGAGTCTTCTTGATCGGGCGCATGATGCCCAGGATCGTTCTCAGAGCGTCCCAGTTCTGGGCGAACTGTGTGACAAAATCCATTTCTCTGGGAGTGACGTTTGTATAAACATTGGGTAAAGAATCTCTGGGATTCGTAAGGGTTTCTACGTTAGTAGCAGGCATATCTTATCCTTTCTGCGCATTGATATATTCAGCCCATGCCCTCTGCCGCTCCGTGGTGTCCTTGATCTGCATGATCTCTTCACGGGTCTTGGGAGTGATTGCTCCGCCGGGAGGCGTGGCTGTCTGCGCACCCTGTGTGTGTGTAGTTACAATGAAATCAGACCATTCAGCCTTTGCAGACTTCTTCAGATCCGCGGCATCCTTCAGCTTTCCGTCTGCATCCATCTCCATTCCGTCAAGATCCGTGACCTTGAGGATCGCATCAATGCGCTTGTCATTCACGCCGATCTCCTTCAGGAGCGACTTATATGCATCGGTCTTCTGTGCCCTGGTTTCCTTAGTCTGCACAGACTTTTTATAGTCCGCCAGTTCCTGTTTGATTCCTTCGTACTTTGTTTTCCACTTCTCGGCGGTTGCTACGCTGTCCTCTGCGGTCTGCTTGCCTTCTTTGAGTTCTTCGATCTCGGAAAGCTTGGCCTTGTATCTTTCCTTCTCGACATACTCATTGCCGACGGCCTGTTTGATAGCAGTGACCAGGTTCGCAATAGCCTTTGGCTGGATCGCACCGGATTCATCCGTGTGCTTCTGTACGATGTCTTCAAAATTTGCCATGTTACATATCTCCTTTTCGCAGTTTTACGCGAGTGCTACGCTGAGACAAAAAAAGAGGTCACTAAGCATTCCTGCTCAATGACCTCTAGCCTCTTGGGTTCTAGGTTCTATAGGCACCTGCGTTTCCCGTTTTCACTGTTTACATTTTATGTAAAGCTTTCCATCACGCCAAAACGCGAGCACCTTTCCGCACTGGCATCGGTGCGGAATATCTGTCGGTAACTTTGCCATACGTACCTCCAAATTTAATGTATTTTAGCTGACACTCAAATCTTTCGCAACTCCTTTGCTACGATTTGGAGCAACTCCTCTTTGTTCTCCTCAATAGCTTTTTTTATGAACCGATTCGCCTTCATCCTGCTTGTGCCTTCGTGTACATACATGGCGTATTCAACATTCGTTCCAATCATAACATAAGGCTTGTCTTCTCCTTCATCCGGGGCAACTCCACTGTAACTTCCCTCATGCACTACCCCGTCTTTATCAGGTCCGTCTGCGCTGTATGTTGATGGAACTGCAGACTTCCCTACCACCGCATAAGCGATACTGTTCTTTAAAAGACCCGTATCCACTCTTTGCGGCTCTTTCTGTATTTCAACTGTTGCGATGGATACTGCCTGCACTCCCGCCGCGTCAAGGCCGTCAAGGATGGCTTCATGTGTTTTCTTTATGACTTCCGCGGTTCGGTCATCCTCGATCCTGAATGTGAAACTCATCCTTTTCTGTACTCCCTTATGTAAGAATACTTAATTGCGTCCCCTGTCTTCTTCTGGCTGAGGATAGGCTTGCTTACCGGTTTGGCTTTCTGCCAGTCCTCAAATGACAGCCCGTTCATTCTCTCGGCTTTTTTCAAAGTGTCATGCTCAAATCCTTTGACCCATGCCAGCAATGAACACCTGCAGTTCCATATCATCTGTTGTGGGATGTCTGACTGCCCATACCTTGTCTGTGCCGGATAAAGGATCTTGACCACACTGTCACCAACATTGACCTCGAATGGTTCATCCAGCTCCCGCCTCTGTCCGTGCATCATCCTGTGTTCGTGCCTGGTCCTCATGTCAAGAGTGGCGGCCCATTCTATCGTCAGATCATAACCCTTCCTCTGCACTCTCCTGTAAGCGCCATATCTGCCCCCGTTTTGGGCGTTTGTTGCCATCGTGCGGCAGTTTCTGACAGATGCCTTAAGATCTCCGTTCGCAAGTTGTTCTGCCATCTTCTCGGCCATTTTGGGGATGGATTTGCCGGTCATGATCTCCTGGATCATCAGTGATTGGATCTTCTGCTTTTCCCAGCGCTTGGCTTTCCCTTCGTTGATGGCTGCCATTACCTTTTTCCCGGGTCCCGGCATGAGGTCAGGATCATCAATGATTATCCGTCCAACACTCTCACGGTTATAAATACTGAGCGCAGTATCTATCCCGGCACCCATCTCCAGATCATACAGCGCCCAATTATGATTAAGGCCCATAATGTCCGGCATCCCCGCCGCGATGATCTCCTGTGCAGCCTGATTGGAATCAATCATTCTGTCAGCAAGCCTTTCCTTCAGCGCATTCCACCTGGCATCGCCCATCAACTGCTGTTTTCGCCATGCCATATATTCCTCCTGCGTGTGCTTGCCATTCTTCACCCATTCCTGCCATTTCTGGTCTTTGAGTTCAAATGCCTTGGCATATCGGCGCAGTTCTTCGGAAACATCATGCGCAGCCTGCATATACTCATCATGCAGTCTTTCCTCGATCTCTTTTATTCGTTCGTCTGTGAGCTTGTGCCCTCTGTCCATTCTTCATCCTCCCTGGGCGGAAGGTTTACCTTCTGCATGTCTTCTGCGTCCAGCTCCCTGATCATATCCTCTGCCATATCACCATCGCCGAATGCGGTAAGGATCTTGCGCGTCACATACTCTTCGCTCAGGTGGTCAGCCGCCATGATGATCGTCTGCACCGTCTCCGGCACATTGACGTTTCTGGACCTCTCCAGAGTGTATTTAACATCTTTCCCGGCGATCCTTAGCAGACCGTCGATAAACTGGTCGACGCAGTGCTCGAATTCATCGACCTTGTTATTCAGTGGCTCATATGCCGCACGGATCTGCGTTGCCGTGGTCACTGCACCGGAGGCAATGTTCTCCGTATCAAGGGCCATGAAGTCCTTATACAGATCCTTCTCGATCCTTGTGAGGATAGACTCTCTCGCCTCGAATGGGATATTGATCGTATGAGGCTCTGCCACTGCTCCGTCTTCGTCCATCGTGGCTGCTTTGACTACTCTCAGCCTTTCAATGAATTTGCGGAGGTCCACGTCATCCATTCCGCCGGCATTCTGGATCACCCAGTAGATCTGTGCGGCTTCGTCTATGTCGGATGCCGCTCCGGATTTGATAAGATCATATGCATCGATTCCCTGTCTGATCCCTACGATCTCTGACTGATGGTGGTTGTTGGCCCACAGCGGGACGATGGGAAACGTCGGATAATTTTCCCCGTCATAGATCTCCGTTCCGTCCGCTTCGGATTCCCTGATAAACAGCTTGTATTTTCTCTTCGGCTTAAGGATCTCTCCTTTTTTGCCTTTTCTCCAGATCAGCTCTGTATATCCATCCTCTTCATACAGCGTTGCCCTCAATGGCTTGGATGAATCTATCTGCCAGAATCTCACTCCGGCACGGATCGCGCCGTTTTCCTCGTCCTGGAGCGGTGCAAATTCCAAAATAGAGAACACCTCAACGTGGTCATAGTTCATGAATCCAAACGAAACAGCACCGCACAACGCTTTCTTCCCGGCATCCTGTAGGACATAGTCAAAGTCATCACCCAGAGGAGACTCTTCTCCATCCCACGTAACACCGTTGCCCAGAAGGTATTGGTTCTCCTGTGTTACAAATCTGTTAAAGAACCGTGACGGGATTTTATAACACGCGCCGAACATGTCCGGGATCGCTTCGCCGTTCATGTTGTACAGGATCTTCTGGAACTGCACTATAGTCCTGTTCTGCTGCCGGTCATATTCATCTGCTATCTGTGCGGTCTTATACAGCTCCGATGCCTGGTGCTGTCTTATCACCTTCCGCACGAAGTCCAGCACGGCGCTGTCCTTCCTCGTTTCGCCCTCGCCCACGGCAAGGAGCATGTCCTGATATGTGATCATATCTCCCTCCACAGCCTCGCGGGCTCTACATGAATCCCGGGAATATTGGTTGGTATTCCCTCTTTATCTTGGTTACCTTCATTGTCTTAACGAAGTAGCGCGTGGCATCCATCGCATGATCATTCACCTTAACCGGCCTGTCTTCAGCGGACTTCTCATCCCAGATATACCCTTCCGCTTCTTTCTTCCATGCCTTGCATTTGGGTGATATCTTTATTAGCCCGTTCTTCATGGCCGTGGCCGTTTCTCTCAATCCGTCTTCCACATCGTTGTCAGCCTTTGTGACCTTATAACGTCGTATTTTGACAGTATCGCCATCTTTGCCCTCATGTGTGTGTTTCTTCATCAACGTGATAAAAGACGCGGCAGACGGGTCTATAATGAGCCTTACAGTGCCCCAAATGCCCTGGTCATCAAGCCACTTGTCTATAGCTTCAGCATATTCCTGATCTGTCTTCTGTATGCCTTCATCCCTGCCAGAGTAATAGTACTCAGTGGTCGCGTACCACACATTCCCGTATTTCCTCCACAGCAGAGATGCAAATGCGTTCTGCGTGCCATAGTCCATAGATATGACCATTCCCGATTCAGCGACATCATCAGGCGCTTCTCCTATCGCCTCTTCATACATCGGATACACAAGGCCCTCTGCGATGCACCGCTCTCCCAGGATGTCCCGGCGATACCATACAGACCCAACCTCATATGTGCTTTCTATCTCTTTTCTTCTCTGATCCGTGATGGAAAGGTTGTCAGCTATGGTGAAGTGCTCGTAGTTGTATCCGCCTACATACCTTGAAGGGAACACATCTATATAGCGCGTGTAGATCGGATGAGACGGATAACAAGGGTTAAGGTCCCACAAAATATACGGATCAAGGGAAGCCGCCTGCCTGCCCATCGCGACCTTAATAAAGGATGTCCTCGAATCTTCACTGTCATAGTGTTCATTGATCTCCGTTGCTATCCACAGCCCATATGAGTTACCGAGTATCTTCTTGTATGAATCAGCTTTCCCGCCTCCGGCAAACACAACGACTTTGTCACCTGTCTGCGTGCTGATGTACAAAGCCTCATTGTCTTTGTACTTCCCCCACCTGCATC